TCCTCTTTTTCCTCTTTTTCCTCTTTTTCCTCTTTTTCCTCTTCATCATCGGGTATAATTTTAGTGTCCATTTTTTTTGAGAATTTTTTTTTAAACAATTCAAATGCTTCCGTTTTACCTTTCCATTTTTCAGGTAAAGATAAATATGCCTTTTTTTTATAAATTTTATATCTTAAATGATTTTTTTTCCCCTTACCATTTAAATATGTATATCTATCATCTTTATCCGTTTTTGCAAGTTTATTAACATTTTTTCTTGTTTTTTTAAAGTCTTCTGCATTTTGTTCTTTTACAAATTTTGAGATTTTGATGTATTCTTTCAATGTAATTTCGTTGGCTTCTTTTTCCTCTTCTTCTTTTTCCTCTTCTTCTTTTTCCTCTTCTTCTTTTTCCTCTTCTTCTTTTTCCTCTTCTTCTTTTTCCTCTTCTTCTTTTTCCTCTTCTTTGGCTTCTTCTTTTTCCTCTTCTTTTTCTTCTTCTTTTTCCTCTTCTTTTTCCTCTTCCTCTTTTTCCTCTTCTTTTTCCTCTTCCTCTTTTTCCTCTTCTTTTTCCTCTTCTTTTTCTTCTTCTTCCTTTTCAAATTTTTTATTAATTTTTAATGCTTTATGTCTTTTAAGTTTTTGACTATTGAAATCATCAATAAACAATAAAATATTTTTATAACTCCATTTTTCAAATGCTTTAAAATATATATTTTTTTCAGACAAATAATAACGCAATGAACTTGTCCTACCTTTGGAATTTGTACCCAATCCTTTCATTTCAATACCATTGTTTAACCATTTTTTTATTGAACTGATAGAATCGTCAATTCCCTGAACTTCTTTAATTTTTGAAATATTTTTTTTACCAAGAATATATAAATTTTTATTTGTTTTATTTGTATACATAAATTTATGTGCAGCTTTTCGGTCGCTTGATTTATAAACAATGTTTTCTTTTATTTTCATTGCTGAAAATAATTTATTAGATTTTTTAATAACTGGGTGATTGTCATCCTCATATTTTAAATACTCGGGTAATTTTATTTCATCGTCGTTAATTGGTAATATAAATAAACCTTCATTATCTGAATAAAATTCATTATTATATTCTAAAATACCATCATAATGTATTTTTAATGGTATTTTTATCTTTTTACCCTCGGTATTTTTAATCTTAAAATAAATAGTTTCACCAACATCAATGATGTCAGCATTCAACATATTTGAAAAATTAACCAATGATTTATATCCGCCTTTCATATTATACATAATTATATTGATATATTATACTAATAAACTATATTTATTTAATATTTTATCTATTTTTTTAATAATTTCAATTTTTTCAAAACCATATGGTCTTATAGCTTTTAATGTTTCCTCTAAAGTCATCCACTTCATATCGCTTACCTCGCTTTTTTGAAAATTAGAATTGTTAACTTTTAATATATTTACAGCCAAGTAATATTTGTGTTTATAAGATTTGTAATTTGAACCCGTAAATATTTCTTCAAATGGTAAAATATTCTGTATAATTTCAAATGACATTCTCGGATGACCAGTTTCTTCCATATATTCTCTTACTGCACAATTAATATCATTTTCTCCACTATTTCTTCTTCCTTTTGGAAACCCCCATTCTGGGGTGTCCCAATTAGTATTGCTGCTATTTAATAATATTTCTAAATTTAAATCATAAATTTCTTTATTTTTTAATTTATTAAATTTGTCTTTGGAATTTTTTTCTTCATTTTTATATTGATTACCAACAAAATTACCCCATAATTCAGACCACAAAAAATTAAAATCATTATTTAAAATTTTATCTTTTTCCAAAGTTGTCATCTCATTAAATAAATTTAATAACTGATTTTTATTACTTAAATTATATTTACCTCTTAAAAAATCAACATAACCCAACGAATCTTTTCTACAAATTAATAAATATTTGATTGTATCATTTTCTTTTTTAAAGTTAATAATTCCCGTACTTATAATCGGTTTCTTACAATTTTGAAATTGATGTCCGTTTTTTCCACAATTATTGCAAAAACTATTATAATATTTTTTATTCATAATATATGTTTAATGTTTAATCTTTTAATATTTTTACCTATATAATGAAATTAAGATACGAAGTTTGGTTACCGCATTTAAAATTTACCTTACAAACAATGTCGTTAAATTACCCATTATATCCAAATGAAGTGACTATTAAAAAATACTATAGTTTCATTCAAAATTTACCTGTTTTTTTCCCCGATGATCCAATGGGTAAATTTTTAGAAAAATTATTAGACGATTTCCCCGTTGCGCCTTATTTAAATTCAAGAACATCTTTTATGAAGTGGATACACTTTTTATTTAATAAAATAAATAAAAAATTAAATTTAAAAACGGTTTCATTATACGGAAGTTTAGACGAATATTACCAACATTACAAACCCAAGGATATAATCAATAAAGAAAGTATCAAAAATAAAAAAAAATTGATGTATTCTGGTACTATAATCTTTTTGTTATCATTATCATTATATTATTATAAAAACTCTTAATCAATGAAATAACCAAGATGTTTATTCGTTATTGATTTATATATATTTTCATTTATTGGCAAATAAAGCAAATCCAATAGATCATATATTTCAATGACAACATCAAATAAATCTTTATTGGGGGACCAATTATGTTTACAAATTATTGTATTGCAACATAAACATTTTTTTCTTTTATCCAAATCAGATTGTTGATATTCGCCTAAAAAATCTGTATAATCCAATTCAGATATTTTTACGCTCGGTGGTCTAAATGGGTATTCTTTAGGAAATATCATTGACACCATTGTTGTATATTTTTCTTGTAAAACCATTACCAAAGCAATGTGGTTTTCTTCAATAATATCAATTGAAATTATATTTTCAATAATATTACTTTTTGTAACTTTCTTCCTAATTTTATCATAACAATTTAAAAAATCATCGTTTCCATCTATACATCTATGTACGGTGCAAATTTCTTTTTGCAATCGTTTATGCTTTATACAATGAAAATTTTGTATATTTTTATTACCATAATCCTTTTCCATTTATATAATTAAGTAACAGTTTTTTAAATATTTTATGAACTAATTGAAATGGCTAATAAAAAATACAATTCATTTTTATATAAAAGTGAAAAAGCTTTTCATAAAATGACTATGAGAGAATTATGCGATCACAACAAAATAGTATCAGAATTAGACAAACTTTCCTATGAAAAGATACAACGAATAGAAAAATGGCCAAGGGAAAAAAGAGATAAGAAAATAAAAAAGTTTTTAAATAAAAGGGGAAAAACGAGACATAAACGCTTAAAAAAAAGTACTAGAAAAACCAAAAAATTGAAATTAAATAGAAAATATTTTACATTGCATTTAATAGAATAATATAACGTTAATTTATATGAGAATAGGATTATGGGTAATAATGATTACTATATTTTTTATAATGAATACTTATCACGATGGGAAATACACGGCGCATTTATTGAATGGTAAAAAATATTATAGAATGATAATGTACGGTTTCATTGGTTTGTCTATTTATATGTTTTTAAAAAAACATCCATTGGAATCAAAAAATATGTTTTTACACGCAAATAGTTTAATACGCCATATGCCGATTGATAAAAATACGAAAGACATATTATCTCCTATTTTAGATTTTACAAATATTAGCGAGGGATTTAATAGTTTAAACAAAGGTTATCAAAATTCACCACATCAAACGCCGCAAATGAAAAGAATGTTAAATTCAGGAAATACCAATAAAAGAAGTGTTAGTGAAAGTAAAAAAAAATATGTGGCGTCAAATCAAAATTGGAAATGTGGTAAATGTCAGAAAATTTTAGACGCTTCTTTTGAAATTGACCACAAAATTGAATTACAACACGGTGGAACAAACCACGTTAATAATTTAGAAGCTTTATGTAGAAATTGTCATGGGCAAAAAACCTTATTAAATAGATTATAATGAAATTTAATATATATTTTAAATATATATTAACTTATGGATTTTCTTTTTAATTCAAAAGAAGAAAATGAAAATGAAAAGCAACGGGAAAAAGAAAGTGATAAATCACTTGAAATAGCTAAATTTGTATTACCAGTGTTGGTTTATATACCAATTATTATATTTTTAACATTGATGGGTAGTTTTTTTGGTGTTAAAATTTATAAATATATTTCCAATGGCGACGGCATTGCAGCCTTTATGGAAAGTAATATACAAAAAATATTTACTATAAAGGTTAGTATAAATAAATTTATTGTTAAAACGGTGAACACATTTTGGCCCGATAAAGATACCATACTGGAAGGTGCTAAATCTTGGAAACACGTACGTTTAGATAGTGCATTGGTCTTGACAGGCAGTTTATTTATTTTAACAATGATCATAATATATAATTATGACTATATCAAATCGTTAATGTTTTCAAAAGTTAACGATGGTATTAAAGCAGCAAAAAACAAAATAAACAAAGGTAAATATAAAACAAGCAATAAAGGGGCTTTAATATCCATCGGAGATTCTAACAATAATATTGGTAAAATTAACAAAGTATATTATAAATATAACAATGATAAGGAAGGCTCGGAGATTGAACAATTATGGTATTTAAACCAACCCATCGTTAGCACTAGTATAAATAATGATTATAGAAAAGTTAAAAATGAAGACAAAATTCAAACGGATAGACAATATTATTATTTGTATGACGTGGAAATAAATGGAAAAATAATAAAAAAATTTAATCACCAACAACTCCAAGGATTTTGCGACGCGGATGGTTATATATCAAAAGGAACAATTTTAGATGGAGACACTGGACAACTAGATGTCTCAAGAAATGCTTTTACCGAGATTAAAGCAAGACAATTTGACATCAATGGAGCACCCAAAATACAAGACCCCACCAAGTTCAAAGATTTTTTAAAAGGGGGAGATGATGATGATGATCCAGTGATTTTCCAGGAAAAGCAAGTATCCACCCAGATTACAGCAGCCACAGAAGCCACGGCAGCGACGAAAATTAGAATTACAAGTAAAGCAAATGTATATGATCACAATATTTTTAATATATATGATACAAATACCAGTGTTGATTTTATAGATAAACATTTAAAATTTGTTAATCAAAAAACAGGCGATGATACAATTGATATTGATAATTGGGAAGCTCAGTTAACCATACCTAAAAAATCCGGTGTATTATTGAGAAAATGGGGCAAAAAAGGATATAAAAAGGGCGTGTATAGTTTGGCTACAAATGGGAAACATTCGGGGTTTACATTGGGTATCCAAGGAAATGGTGCTGATAAAAATGACCCATTAAATAACTATATTTTTAAAGATAAAAATGGCAAAACTTATCAAGCTAAATTATCCGATTATGGTGTTAAAAATTTTGGATCAGACAATTATATACCAGGATTCACAATAAGATATGTAATTAGAATCAATAAAAAACATAAACACGATGTTGAAATTTTTATTGATAATAAATTTGTTATGAAAATTGAAAACGAAGGGGTGCGACTGAATGATATTAAATGGTGTGGAGAACGCGAGATTCGCGCGAATAGCGCTGTTGCACAATCTATTGTTGATACAGTGAAAGATGATAATTCCAATGTTGGAAATTATTATGTAAAAACGGATATTAATTGTGATGAAACGGATTTCAAAGAATGGGAGGAAAATGATGAAAAATATTGTATCCCAAAAGCGTGCGATAACGGTATGGATTATTATAACTTATTTTCAAGACAATGTGAAAAATGCCCACCAGGAACCGAAATAAAGAAAGATGCTGCCGGAAACCCCGAAAAAAATTACCCCATAAAATTTAATTGTCAACCAAAGTGCACGAATAAGGACCAATATTATGATTCAGTTTTAGATAAATGTGTTAGTGTTGAAGACGCCAAAAAACAGGTAACATTAAAAATCAATGATAGTGTTTATACAATAACATCCGGCGTAACAATGTCTGACGGTGTTATACAAATAGATCTTTCACATAACGATTTTGTTGAACAAAGCAATCTAGTAAACGAATTAAATCTAAACACATCCAACATTGAACAAATTTCACATAAGGACGTGTTTATACAAGCATTGAAGAAAAACAAAGATATAACAAATTATGAAGGAATAATATCAATAAAAACAGAGACACTCGAATATGTTTATAATGTGCCGACCGGAACAAAGCTCACAAACATAGAGTATATGGATGACAAGGCAATAGTAATGCATTATCAAGATATATATCCAGATGGAGATAGCAATAAGATAAAGGGGTTAGGTACAAAATTATCTGAAATTAAAAACAATTCGGAAACATTAGATTTTAATAATGAATTTGCAATAATGTTAGATGGTATGGAAGATATAAAAAATAAATTAATTGAAGATGGTGGGTATCCCGTCGATGGTAATAAATTTATAGCAAAACCATCATTTATGCCCACATTAACAGTATATCAAACAGAAATAATAGATACGAGAAAAAAAAATGGATATGCACGTCCAATGCAAAAAGAAGAAACAGGTATCCACGATAAAATTTTTAATTCAATTGCACCTTTTACTTGGTTTACAATCAAACGAAATGTCCGTTATAAAATGCCGGATATGAATAGTCGTGGTGCGGCTAAAAGAAATTCAACATTGATTGGCGGTATAGCTTTATTATTTGGATTTGTAATTTTCACATCATTATTGGTTAATCAATTTAACAAAGAAGTTTTGGAATCCAAACCAGAAGAATTGAAAAATATATTTATCAATAAGACAAGTTATTACACATATTCCATAATATTTATAGGCTCTGCATTGTTTTTATTTGCATTGTTGTTATTTTATGCAGCAACTAGCGATGCAGGTTCTAAATTTTTATCCGCAGTATTGATTATATTAAGTGCTGTTATAATATTAGCGAGCATAACAGTTATTTTCCAAAAAAAAATAAATGAATTTATAAGCAAAAACCCTTACATTAAATTTATTTATCACGCATTATTTGTTATCCCGTGTTTATTTATTGATTTAGTTAATTATTTATATTTTGAATTTAAATCCAGCCCAAGAATTGTATTTATTATTTTTGCGATTGAAATTTCTATAATTCTGAGTTTAATATTATTACCCGCATTGAGAAATAGAATGTATATTTATATTTCAAATGAAAGTGGAAAGAAAGAAAAAATAACAATGCAAATTAATAATTTGAAAAATAAAAAAATTAAATTAGAAAGAGCCATTGAAAATATTAAAAAATTTAAACCGATGAGAGATCCTTTAGTAAAAATTGATTTAAACACCGTTAATGGGATAACAACAAAAAAAATAACACAAAATGAAAAAACGGGTATATTTGAAGAAGAAAATACACCCCAAAATACCGATGTTATTGGTATTGTCACAAAATTTCTTACAGATAAGAAAGACACTATAAAAAATCTAGCAAAGAATTTCAACCCATTCGCCGACACGGCAATTATTTCAGCAGGTTTAAATAACACAGCTTGGGAAAAAATAAAGATAGAAAATTTAGATAAAGATTCCAAAGAAAATCAATTAAAAGCATTATTATTTAGTTATGGTTATAAAAATACAAACGAATGTGATAAAATATTGAACAAAAAAAAATCAGACTTTTGTAAAAAAACATTATCCACAATGGTAGAACATATACAAAAAAATGCTAGTAATATACTATTATTTAATACAGTAATAGGAGAAATTGAGGATCAAATAGAAAATTTGGAAAAAATAAAATCAAAATCAGGAGGTCCTTTACAAAAAGGCACCGTTGCATTAAATAAACCTATCTATTTTAGAATGCAAAAGTTCATACCGATAAAAAAATTCAATGAATCGCAAGTTGAACAATTAAAATATAATTATGCAATATCGTGTTGGTTTTTTGTACATTCACAATCTCCTAATTATAGTTATCAATATACTAAAAAAACGAAAATTATTAGTTACAATGGGGAACCAACTATTTATTATAATGGTAAAAAAAATGAATTAATTATAGAATCAAAAAAGGTAAAAATAAATGCCTCAAACGATTCAAGTTTCAAAAAGACTTTAGCATTTATTAAAGTAAAAGAATTGGAATTAGAAAAAATTATGGAGGATATTGAAAAGGAGAAAAAGGTATCCGAATTAAACAAAGTCCCCGGTGTTAAAATAAAAATTGATACATATAAAATTTTAAGTTTAGAAAAAAAAAAGTACAATATTGAAAAAGAAATACTATCAAAAAAATCAGAAATGGACGATGCGAATAACTGTGATGAGCTTATATATAAAAAACCAAAATTTAAACTTCAAAAATGGCACAATTTAGTTATTAATTATGTTGGTGGCGTAATTGATATATTTTTAAACAGTGAATTGGTCGCGAGCGTTGATAATATGGTATCGTATAAAGCATTCAATAATTTGGAGATTGGTGATAAAGACGCCACAGGAACGAATGGCATTGGTGGTGGCATTTGCAATGTTGTATATTACCCAAACCATATTTCAAAATCTAGAATAAAAACAAATTACAATTATTTTAAGGATAAAAAACAACCAACGATTTAGAAATATTTGCGAATAGATAATTTCTAAGTTAATATTATATTATGGACATTAAAAAAATTTTGTTTTATGTTGTAATTGTTCTGGTTATATATTCTTTATATAAATGGCTTTTTAGAGACGCGACAACTTCAAATTTATTAGATATGGGGGATGCAAAAACAGAAACAATAATAAAATCGGAAAATATTAAAGGTAATAAAGATTCTAATTTTTTTGCATACTCGTTTTGGATGTATATAAGCACTTGGGAAACAGGCAGACCAAAAGTTATAATTAAGAAAGGCACTGGTAATACAGCCAGTCCTGAAATTTCACTAGACAGTAATGTCAATGATTTAACGATTACTTTAGCAACAATAGAATCGGAACAATCAACTGGAAATTCAACAATTAAAAATATTCCTTTACAAAAATGGACACATATAGTAATTACAACAAATAATCAATCAATTGATTCATATGTTGATGGTAAATTAGTAAAAACAACATTATTGGGTTCTGCGCCAAGAATTGCAGAAGATGCCGATATACACATCTGTCCATATGGTGGGTTTGATGGGTTTATTGCAAAAGTAAGATATTATGCAAGAACATTGAATCCAAGAGAAGTTTATGAGTTATACAAGGAGGGGCCGTCAAAAGGAATGTTGGGTAATTTACTTGGTAGATATAAGATGAAATTTGCATATTATGTTGATAATAAAGAAGAAGGTGTTTTAACAATTTAATATCTAAATATTTTATATATAATATATAGATATAATGGAGAATAATCCAATAACAGATGTAACCGATGCAGCTAAAAGTTTAATGAAACCAAATGACGACGGTGTATTCAAACAATTTGGAAATAATAACATCGTCGGAGGACCTAAAGAATTTTTAAACTCAAATACTTTAGTAGCAAAAGTAGTTTTCATTCTATTGGTTTTGATAATATTTATTTTTTTAATGCGCTTGGCAGTGGGAATTTTACATAGCCTTTTGGGACCAAAAGAAAACCCCATAATAAAACCAGGTAGATTTCAAGGAAATATATCAGACAAAATTTCAACAAGACCCGGGGAAAAAAATTCAAAACCGATTTTAAGATCTAATAATCAAGATATGGGTATGGAATTTACCTATTCAACGTGGTTATATTTTAACGATGACAACTTTACAACGTATAGAGGTGGTTCAATTAAACATATTTTTAATAAAGGTAATTCGGCAAGAATCGCAACAAATTCTCCGCCATTATTAGGAGGCATGATGACAACAAATTGTCCCGGTTTATATTTGGACGGAACAGACAATGCGTTACACGTTGTAATGCAAACATTTGAAGGTAATGAAAGCATAAGGATCCCAGATATACCTTTAAAAAAATGGATCAATGTTATAATCCGTCTTGAAAATAGACATTTGGATGTATATGTCAATGGTACAATTGTTGTTAGAAGTGAGTTACAACACGTTGCAAAACAAAACATAGGTAATATTTATATTACACAAGCCGACGGATTTAGCGGTGAACAATCCACGTTGCGATATTTTAACAGGGCATTAACAAGTATGGAGATTCAGAGATTAGTACAAAAGGGACCAAATATGTCTTCGGGTGGCGTATCATCGCCATTTCCACCATATTTATCAACCCGCTGGTTTTTTAAATAAAATTATTATAAAATATTTATTATTAAATATTTTATAAATTATCTTATAATCTTATAAATTATAAATATTTTATTCTTTAATGTTTGGATTTACACATAAGTCCATAGTTGGGAACACCTTACCCGATGCGCATTTGTCGCCAGTTTTAACATTCACACACGTTCTAACATTTCTATCCGTTCCCACATAACAGTATCCCGGTGTTTTTGTTAATTTTAAATCCAAGACGCTACTGGCTGCATAATTTTTTCCGTATTTTTTTTCGGGATCAGTTTCTTTCTCGGCTTTTTCATTTATTAATTTTTTTTTGTTTCCATCGTTTCCGTCGCCTTCATCGTTTTCGTCGCCTTCATCGTTTCCATCGTTTTCGTCGTTGTTTTCTCCTTTATTATCTTCAAAAAAGGAGTCATCTCTTTTATCGCCTTTAATACTGCTTTCTAAAGAACCACCATTCTCCACGACTTGTTTTAATTTTGAATTTTCGCCCTTTTCTTTATTTGCCAAATTTTTTGCTGATAAATCTAAAGAACCATAAATATCATCAACGTCTGTTGATTTCTTTAAATCGCCTTTATTGAAAATATTTTTTATTTTATTTTTTCCTTTTGAAAGAAAATTACCAATATAAAATGTAAATGCATCGGAACCAGTGTTTAAATAAGTATAAATATTAAATCCTAAAATTAAAAACAACGTTAATCCTAAAACTATTTTAAATAAATACCACATTGTAAATTTTTTTGGTTGTGCCCCAAAACTACTCGTTTCCATAGGTGAAAAAGAAACATTTGGATCACTTGAATATTGTGAATTTTGTGAATTCATTGTCTTATTAATGGAATTGGAAAAGTTTTCTTTGAAACTGTTAAAATCTCCGCCAGATTGTACCATATTAACTTTTATATTATCCATAAATTCGCTAAAATGTTCTAAACTCATATAAAAAATAGTTATATTTAAATTAATTAATATAAATTTAATTGCCAATCCATTTAATAAATATATTTAAATATTTTATTAAATATTTAAATAAATGTGTTCCAATGATAAATGTAAAAATGATTGTATAAAATGTAAAAATGATTGTAAAAAAATAAAAATTAAAAGGTATTTTTTACCATTTATAGGTGTTGTTGCGTTATTGCCTTTTGAAGAATTTCATAATTTTATTTATTTCCCATTAATTGTTAGTTTTGCATCAGCGATTTCATTTTGGAATTTCCCAAAAATAGTATACTATACAGCATCTAAACCATTATATTACGAAGATTTATTTATAGATATAAAAAAACTACCAAATTATGAAGTGAATAATAAAGTGAAAGACAGATTTAAGTTCATATTGGAGACTGTGTTAATCATTACTAATTCAATATTGATGGGTATATTATCTGATATTTGGTTATTACGGTCTAATGTTTCATTGGATATTTTTGGTATAATTGGTATTACGGGTGGTATTATTAAGATTTTTCAAATAGTAAATAATACAATAAGTAGATTAATGTTAAAAATTGTTCGCAAATTTATTATTAAAGAAAGCAACGAGGTGAGGGAAAAACAAAAAGAACAAATACATCAAATTATTCAATTAAAAGAATTTGATGAAAAAAAAAATGAAATTTAAGCAACTGTCCTAGGATTATCGGTTGACGTTGTTGCTGTTGTTGCCGCAGGATATCCTTGTCCTAAAATACCAGCATCATCTGCGACCACAGTTACCCCACCAACAGTTTGATAAACATTAATTGGTTTTATGGTTATTTGGTTTCCAGATGTTAAGGTTGTGCTAAATTGATACGTTTGACCGCCAACTTGATCTCCAATGAATGTAAGGAGGGTCGGGGTTACCGCCGCCGCCGAACCCACCATCACACCAAAATTTGCCACGGCTAATTCTCCGTTGGTTGCAGTAGAAACATAATTGTCAAATTGTACAATGGCAATATCGTTGGTGGCATCTAAACTCAATATCTTAATTTTTGTACTAGAATTGACTTGTTGTGTTGTTGTCGCTGTTGATAAAAATTTACCAGCAGCATTTTTTACAGTTTTAGCGTTTAATGTAATTGTGAACTCTTTTCCTGGTACTAATGTATTAGCAAGACCGGTATGAGTAAAAGTGGCTGTCGTTGCTGTACCAGTGCCAAAAGTCAATCCAGTACTTGTAAAATCGGCGCCACTCAAATCTTTGCTTGCCATACCATTATTTAATGTGACAGTAATTGTTTTATTGCTATAATCATACGTAGGGGTCAACGTAACACGAGCAACCGCATTGCCCGGTGCCCTTTTTCTATTTTTTGGACCACGACATCCCTTAGGTAAATCATTTTTGCAACAGTTTCCGGCCATCATTTTAAATGCTCTTCTATGTGCCAATGAAACACCAACTGTAGAAGGTAAGCCAGCTTTATTTCCGCATTTTCCGGAATCAGCAGATTTTGCTAGATAGTAACGATTTGGTCTTGACATTATACATTATATAAATATAATTTTTTCCTAAAGTAAAAAATTATTAATTTCTTGGAATATATGCGAGTGAACTCATTTTATCCAATTTACTAATAGTATTTTCTAAATTTTTTTCGTGTACATTATTAAACAAGTAATTTGTTTTGGGAGTTATTTCATTTTTTTTAATTTGTTTATAAATTTCATCCGAATTATTTTTCATATTTTCTACTAAATTTGTATTATTCACAATTGGTATTGTCGTATCATATGATTCTGTTAGTAAAGAAATTGCATAATATATTAATAGTTTTCTTTTATTTTTTAAACTATCCTTATACTTGAGGCAAAATAAATTTAGCAACGCATATATTATTTTAGATAGCCCGGGGTTTTGTTTCGCTTCGGCTAATATAATATCCCATACTATCCATATCATATCTTTTTGATATTTACTTTCCACAGGCATATTTCTTGTTGCACATTTTTTAACAATTTTTTTCCTTTTACATAATTTTTCATATTCTATTATCCATTCTAACCAATATATTGCACGCTGTGTATCTTTGTATTTATGATGTATATTCCAAGCCAACTCATTTATAGCTATAAATATTTCACGAGGATCTTCATTTTTAAATATTTTATAACCAGCTTTTTTATGTTTTGCTATAAGTTTATGAGTAATTTCTATCATATTGAAAGCTGATTCATTTATTTTTGGTATATCATACGAACTTTTTTTTTTTGAATAACAAATAACTGCAACAACTTCTATAAATAGTTTTCTTATATTTGAATTATTTCTTAATTTTAATATATCGGTTGAATAACCTTGGTTAACAATATTTTTAAATATATTTAATCTAGAATCAATATACAGTGGCAATTTAGGATTCCCAATATGAATATATTTGCTTGTAAAAAAAAATAAAGTATTCCATAAATATAAAAAATCACCTGAACAAATAAATTCGGCCGACCAATAACAAGATTGTTCAATATTTCCAGACAACAAACATTTTAAAAGCTCTTTTTTTACTTCGCTCTTTTTAAATTTTGAAAATGTCACCGATTTAAATTCTTTAATTGTCCTTTTATCATCAATTTTTATTTTTGACATATTTATATAAAAAATCTAAAAAAAAAAATAATATAATAATAAATAATAAT